TAATGCAGGAGTTCCTTACGCAATTGCTACTCAGCAGTCAGCGATTTATTCTGCTAATGACAGCTATAATAGCGTTTATTGTGGCCAAGGCAATGTAGTAGCATTTCTAACAACTGGCAGCGGAGCCGGATCAGAATTCAGTATTACAGAATTAGGCATGCCACATGCCAATACAGGCACCGAATAATTACGCAAAAAAGCTAAATACTTTATATGTTCTCATGAGGAGAACTTATGCAGTACCCACTGCGTAGCGACTAGAACTCGCATATAACATTAAGGAAAAACAAATGGGACGTCCACTAAAAATCGCAAAGGCTCAAGCAGTCTTGACAGTAACTAATACTACTGCAACAACAAATATCGTAACAGTTTCTCAAAATTTAAGCTCACTAGGTGTTATTGCTGGTATGCCGTTCGTACCTAGCATCACAACTGGTACAAACTTGACCGCTGCTACAACCTTCTATATTCTAGCAATCACTGGTGCATCAACATTCACTGTTTCTGCAACTCCACTAAACGCTAACCCAACATCTACTCCGGTTACATTGACTACCGGTACAACTGCATCAGCATTGTCAGTTGGTGTAGTTGATGCATACTTCAACAACCCAACCGGACCTCAATGGCCAGCAACAAACGCAAATACTTACTCAGTAGTCGGTGGTAACACTGCAATCTTCGGTAAGCAAGTTCTTGCTAACGTTGCTATTGGTGTTAATGGTACAGGTACTCTGTATACTGTTTCTACTTCAAGCACTAAGGTAGGCGGTCTCGGTACCAGTTTTTCTACTATTGGTGCTGCAAGCGTCATTCAGTACATCCCAGCAAACGGTGTTCCAACTACACTTGGTTATGTAAGCAGCAACGCTCAGCCAAACATTGAAATCTCAAATGCAACTGCAACCGGTAATTTCTTGACTACTGTTGGCAACGCACAAACTCTTACTGCAAATCTTCCAGTAATTCTTGACACTGATATCGGTGGATTGACTGCTGGTACTACTTACTTTGTTAAGACTATTGCTAATGCTGCTGCTTTCAGTGTTTCAACTACACCCGGCGGCGCTAACGTTGGTCTAACTAACGAAGATGCAGAATCATATGCAACTCAGGATGTTATTACTTTAGCATCTAACGCAACTGCTGCTATTACTGCTGGTTCAGCATTCATTTATGCAACTCCAGAAGCAGGCTTCATTGTTCGTCAAAAGGGCAAGACAAAGTATCTCGTAACTGGTACAACTTCTGGTCTAACTGGCGCGGTTTATACTGCAAACGTTGCAAATACTGCATTGCTTCCAAACACAATGTCAATCAGAGCAACTAACGCAGCTTCTGGCGTACAATTTGTTTCCAGCGTGAATGATCATAGCTCAGAACTATTCCCAGCAACAGTTGCGGCAGGCTCATTGTCAGCAGGTACTGTATATACAATCTACAGTGCAGGTACTACTGACTGGACAGCAGTTGGCGCAATGGCTAGCATGACTGGTATCACCTTTACTGCTACTGGAACTGGTTCTGGTACAGGTCTTGCAGTATTAGCTAACGTTAACCCTGATGTCATTTCATCGTTCAACTCAGCCGCAGTTGCAAACGTAGACAATGGTCAGCCAAATCCGATTGTTACAATCGCAAGCGCATAAGGAATAAAAGATGGCTCAGGCTTCTACAGTTCAAAAGATGAAAGAAACTGAGACAGAAATCGCAGTCCTTCAGGTACAGTATGGATATCTAAATGAAAAAATGGATGATATCAAAACTGACCTGAAGGGTTTGCGCACTCATATTGATGGCCACGCAGCCGCAGCACAACAACTCATTACAAACTTCCAAGAAGAAAATAAAGAACAACACGCAAAGGTTGAAAAGAAAGTATCTGCTCTAGAAAAATGGAGATGGATGCTTATGGGAGCTGGCATTCTAGCAGGTGCAATTGGATTCCCTTTTGTAGAGAAACTTCTCGGAATGTAATCAAGTAAGACTATTCAACTTTTCAATCACAATATCAATATTAATCGTAGAAAATAAACCAGGATGAAGCGGCTTAGGATATAGGCCGCGCCTTACCCATGCATAACCAAAGTGTTCGTCATTGAGCATAGGCACGAACTCATCATCTACTTTACAGAAGAAAGTATGATATATGAAATTGTTGTTGACAAATTTTTGAATAGGAATTAATTTGTAAGAGCTATCAAAGAATCCAATTTCTTCACTACATTCTCTTTCAATGCCGTCAAATAATGTCTCACCATCTTCAACTTTTCCGCCAGGTATACTCCATGTAGGATTTTTACTATCTGCTCTTAACAAATATAGATATCTGTCAGTACTATTACTATAGAAAAAGACACCAGCAGCTTGGGTTGTATTAGATGACAATTGAGTAGTCACCTTCGCCATACCAACCTTCGTAACTCTTTATCCACATTCCGTCTCCGGGAACATATCTATATTGAATATTAGTGGTTAGGTTAGTTACAAATTCTACAGTAGTTGCTTCATCAGCAGAGAATGCAATTTCCCATTCGCCGGAACTTCCGTTATATTCAATAATATCATTTGCCTGTGCAACTAAGGTTCCCCAAGAAACAGTATCATCTGCATCGTTTCCGATGTCTTCAACTATAAGATATCTAGCTCCAGGCCAAGGTCCCGGTAAACCTGCATTGGGTCCGGTTAGTTGGGGATTAATAATAGCATCAATTGGATCAAGTGTGTTTTGCGGTAAAGTGTCAGGGTCAATGTTATAGATTAAGAATCTATCATCAACTGGATTGGGAACAATAGTACCTACGATATCATCTTCCAAATATGGATTTTGTAGCCAAATTTGACTAATACCCGGTCTTATTGCACCGTACACATTTAGTAAACTACTCCAATACAAATCACTATTGGGGTTTACGGGTTGCTCAAGTGAACTATTGGGAGGATAAAATGCAGTAGCTTGAGGCAATAGCTGCAATTGATTACCCATCAGTAGTAGCTTATATCCATATGGACTAATTTTTTGTCTAGTTCCTAACAGTAAATCTTCATCTTCAATGTCATCTAATGCAGTCCCTTTGAAAATACTAGCAATAACTTTATGAATAACACCTAGCTTTTTCAGCTTACTTGATGTAGTGATCCAAATTGGCATATAGAATTTCCAAGTCAGAACATCAATAGGATTACCGGTACCTTGGGGAATTTGTCTACTAGAAAAGTTTATTCCATCCTGAAAAACTGCACTCAATGAAGTCCAATCAACAAAGTTATCAGTACTTTGTAATTCTAATGCTGGGTTAAACAGTGTACCCAATTGTTCAATAATCTCTAATTTCTGTTGATAATTAGTAGTCCAAAAATCTACACTAATACGCAGAGTATACGGCACTGGCATTATTCGCTCAATAGTAAATGCTTGGCCTTGCGTTGTGTCATAACTTTGTGTTTCTTGATTATAAGCCCGTTGCCGAACATTTATCTTATCAACGAATGTTGGGTCTTGCGTCCATTTTTGATTATACTCAAGACCGCTGATATAGTAGGTAATTAATGGTGCCGAAGGTAAATTACTCGCACTGTTGTTTGCGATTATAGTGGATGCTTGTCTACTGCTATCACCGTACATAATTGGTACACGAACAAGAATGTCGTTTCCATTAGGGTCTTTACCTTTAGTAACATACCAGTTACTAAAGATTTTAGCAAACTGAATTAAGAACCTTCTTATTTGATTATCGTAAAAATATTGTGCCATTTATTATACTTCCGGGGGTACTGGGTCTAGGGTAGGTTGCAACACAGACGATAGTGGTTGTGCTTGAGGAACAACTTCTCCCGCATTATTTAGATAGATTTCACCCTGGTTGTTAATAAAGCCGGACAATAGTGATGTGTCCTCAGCAGTAAATCCAGTATCAGTTCTTACATTTTCACTAATACGAATCCACAGCTTGCCGTCCCAGCGATATAATATTTGCGGCATATAATCAATACGTAAGAAATAGTCACCTACTTGTGGATTTTGCGGGAAAGCAATACCGGCACCAACGGGGAAACCATTTGGTGCTTCGCCGTCACCCGTCAGGTAACCTGTGCTATATCCAAATGATCTAGGACTTGATCTAGTAATATACTGAAATCCAGGATCACAGTCTGCACGATAGTCCATATTTTGAGTTATATCACCCGTAAAGCCCGGCAGTTCTGGATTTTGGTCTGCGGTTGCGTAAGTATTGTCAGCCGTACCATATGGACCCGTGATTATACCCAATGACTGTACTGCGAGAGACTTGGTAGTTTCTACTGAGCCAGAACCGCTCCCTATTAAAACAGGTGCTTCTTCTACCATGTTCAGACTTGCCTGAACAAATTTATCAAGTTTGTCTGACATATCTGCATCAGCAGTCATATCCCAAATACTAGTTAGGACTTCTTTCTTGATTTTGATTCCTGCACTAGCATTTTTATATTTTTTACTACGCATAAACACTACAGTTCCCTCTACTGGAATAGCAGTTCCTGTATTGCTTGAAGTGATTACGTTAATTGGTGGGGCCGGCTCATTTATCTTACCTGATGGAACATTATTTGATTCTAATGCACCATAAGTAGGAACAACGTATAGTTTGCTCGAATCATATCCGGCTTTGGGAACAATACGTTTAGCTTCTTCAAGTTGGGCGTTGTTGATTGCTATGTTTTTGTTATAGGTAGATAATATGTCAGCTAAGCTACTATTACCAGTAACTAGCTGCCAGTATGTTGCATTCGGCGGCGCAACACCTGCCGGGACTTCGCTGATAGATTCGTAGATAGTATCACCAAAGGTAATTGTGTAGCCTGGCGGATAAGTTCTATCTCTGTCCCAGTTACCGAGATAGTTGTCTTGATTGATAGGTTCTTTGAGAATGTCATCAAATTCTTGACTACTGACAAGCGGTTCACATTTGATACGCCACAAGTGCGGGAACCAAGTTTGAGTAAACCCTTCACTTGCATAGTTAGCATCGGTGATTTGCATGAATCTTTTCAACGCTACAGGTATAGCCTCATTGAGTGGATTGTAATCAATCAAGTGTGGTAGTTCCAGTACGTCACCGACCATAAGTTTTCTACCTACAAGATCTATCATATCGTTGTAGTGGACAGTGATAAAGATTATATCATTATTCAGGAACAAACCAAATTGGCTTAAGTCAAAGTCCAAGTTCTGTACATTATAGTGTCCGCGCAAACGATAGATATTCTTGTCATATACTCGGTCACGGTTCTCTAAGAACAGCAAATCTTGAATGTTTAGTGGATCAAGTGCATCATAATTAGGCTGCGTGAAGTCTGTGGAAGTAGTCCCCGTCTGCGGACCTAAGTATTTGTGAATATACAGATCGGTACCTCCGACCGTAAGCTGTTCGGAAATAGTTCTGTCTAAAAAACGATAATCGTCTTGTTTATTAGGGCGATAGAGACTTAATCTTGGCATATAGTTATTTATCGAAAAAAAAGGTTGACAAGGTTAGCCAAAACCTTTATAGCGAAGATATCAACAACAGAATTGAAAGGTTGATTAACATGCATATTCGTCCTATTTGTATTAATCATGGTTGCAATCGTCCGGTCGCACATTCAGGCACCCGTTATCGCCCGGTGTGTGGACTTTGTCATCAAGCAGGATATAACAAGATTTCATTTAAATTTGGTGTTACACCATTTCGTACAGGACGCTGTACCAATACCGACAGTCATTTAGGTTTCACTTGTGCAATCGATTATGATAAGGCACCCTGGACACTTGGCAAAACTCACATTGATCATATTGACGGTAATCATTTGAACAACATATTATCTAATGTAGTCGAACTATGTCCGCTTTGTCATCAGCATAAGGGTATGCTCGCCGGCGACTTCAAGAATCAAGGTGTGTATCACTATAACAAAAATAACGGTTGACAAGGTTCTATAAACATGTTATAACTATACTTCAAATAAGAAAGGAAATTATTTTGAAAACATTTAAACTTTTTGCCACCACCGCAGCATTAATGCTTTCGTCTACAACTTATGCACAGACAGAAATCGTAGTGACTGCATTGCGCACTCCTACAAATATAGCAAATACCGGTACTCAAGTTACTATAGTTGATAGTAATGAAATTACAAATAGGCAGACTGCAACTATTGCAGAACTACTTGCCACTCTCCCAGGTATTACGATTGACCGTTCGGGCAATACCGGAAGCGTTTCCAGTGTTAGAATTCGCGGAGCAGAAAGCGCACAGACTCTAGTATTGCTAGATGGTGTGCGAATGAACGATATTGCGAATCCAGCAGCTAGCTTTGACTTTGGCAGTTTGGTCACTGGCAATATTGACCGTATTGAGGTATTACGCGGCCCCAGTTCTGTTCTTTGGGGAAGCCAAGCAGTTGGCGGAGTGGTAAGTTTGACTACTCGTGCTCCTAGCGATAATCTTACTAGTCGTGTTCGCGGAGAGTATGGCTACTCTGATACTGCTCGTGCATATGCTGACCTTAGCGATACTGTCGGCGCTGTCTCTTATCTGATAGGTGGCGGACATGAACGCAGCGATGGTATTTCTGCTGCTGCTAATGGTAGTGAGCGTGATGGCTTCAAGGCTAGTGCAGCAAATGCTAAAGTAGGCATTCGTCTATCTGATAATGTCAATATTGATTTGCGTAGCAATTATCTAGAAACTCGTTTCAGTTTTGACGGCTTCCCTGCTCCTCGCTATATTCTTGCTGACACCGGTGAGTATTCAAATACTGATAGCCTAAGCGGTTACGCTGGTATTAATGCTTCGTTTTTTGATGGCAAGTTCAAGAATCGTGCATCACATAGCCGCGTAAAGCTAAATCGCTACAACTATGAAACCAATAACACTGAAAACTTTCGCAGTGCAGGAATCAATGAGCGATTTGAATATCAGGGTACAGTTGATTTAGGTTCTAACAAAGCTATCTTTGGTTACGAACACGAGGCAAATGACTTTGAAACTAAGTACAACTATTCTGGCTTTCGTGGTGGTAATCAAGCTACAGCAAATATTGATAGCATCTATGGCCAACTTGCAACTCAGCCACTATCTAATCTATCAGTTAATGCTGGTGCCCGCCGTGATTGGCATAGCGGTTACGGAAACGAAACTACCTTTGGTGCCGATGCTGTATATGCGTTAGGTGATACTACTCTACGAGCAAGCTATGGTGAAGGCTTCAAGGCCCCTACTCTCTATCAATTGTACGGAGACTATGGAAACGATGACCTTCTTGCAGAAACAGCAAAGGGTTTTGATGTAGGAGTCACCCATAAGTTCAATGAACAGTTTGATGTTACTGCTAACTATTTTAAGCGCAACACTAACAATCAAATTGATTTTGATCTTGGGACCTACACTTACAGTAACCTAGGTACTACATCAGCACAGGGCGCAGAAGTCATTGCTACGATTGTTCCATTGACTAATCTAGCGGTGTCTGCGAACTACACCTACACTGAATCTACTGACAAGGATACTGGACTTGACCTTCCTCGTCGTCCACGACACTCTACCTCAATTCGTGTCGATTATACATGGACGAACGGACTTGCAACAGGTGCAACCATTCGTTACGTGGGTAAGGCTTGGGAGAATGCTGCTAATACAAACAAAATTGATTCTTATGTATTAGTAGACGCAACTGTTCGTTATCCCTTGACTGCATCGCTTGAATTGACCGGGCGTGTTGAAAATGTCTTCAATGAAAGTTATGAGACTGCAAAGGGATATGGTACATATCCTAGAGCAGGGTATATCGGCATTAGAGCAAAGTACTAAGACGAAAGAAAATAGCCTCATTCATTTGAGGCTATTTTTTTGGTTGACATGGTTACCCAAAACTGCTATAAGAAGATATAGCAAGGAGATAGTAAGATGGGTTATCGTATTCTTCGTGATCGTGAAACTAAGTATCAACCGCGTAAGGGTCTTGAAGGTCCGTTCTTCTATCCTAATGGACGAGTGACGTACTACGATCCGAAAGAGGGTGCATATTGGGACCCTACTACAGACTTCTACCTCTCGTTTGAGGAACAAAACGAACTACAAAATATGATTTTTGACAAACTTAAGGCTTGACATTTCAAGCCTACCGTTGTATAGTGATATATAAGCTGATAATTCAGGAGATACAATATGGCTCGCCGCCCCGCAATCATTAAAGCTAAATCCACTAAGAAGACTACTCGTGCCCCTCGTCGCGGCGTCAATCGCTTTAGCTTGATGCCCACAGACAACTGGGATAAGGCAAGGTTCTTCGCTCACTATGATGTTGAGCGCAAAGATTGCGGCAACAAGGTTAGGGAATATATCAAGCAGAACTTTCCCAAAGATGTCTTGACTAAGGTCAATCGTCTTCCCGATTGGAAGGTTGATATGTATAGTCACTGGGCTGCTACCGCCCATCTGCTAGAAGTTAATCCTGACCTTGTTCCAGATGGCTACAAGACTGGCATTGTGAAGTGGATTGAGACCCTTGCTCTTGAAGGTGCTGCACTCACTGCTAAGAAAGAAGAAACCGAAGGCGAAGAAAAGCCTAAGAAGGTAGTCAACATTCAGGAAATCATGCGTGAAAAGGCTGATGAAGCCCTCGGCAACATTGAAGCACTGTTTGACGAATTTATTGATTCTGGCTTCTCTAAGGATTTCAGCATTGACAAGAAGGTCATCGGTGCATTGTCTTCCCGCAATGTTCTTCCCCAGCATCTTGCATCAGCTATCAAGCGTTGGAACACTCTGCTGAACGAATATCTTGAAGTTCAAGCAGGCAAGTGTGACCAGCTGAACGAAGGTTATAGCAACTACAGCAAAATGCAGCTTCGTTATGCTATCAAGTTGATTGAGGATATCATTGCCGAATTCAATGGCTACATCAGTCTCAAGCAAGTTGCTAAGAAGCCTCGTGCTAAGAAGGCTGTGCCCGTTGAACGGGTCGTTGCTAAGCTTAAGCACTGCAAGTCGTTCAAGGACGATGCACTCATGCTTGAACTTACTGGTCTAAGCCCCGTCAAGCTTCATCAAGCAACAGAAGCTTGGGTCTATGACACTAAGAAGCGTAAGATGCACCACTACGTTGCAGACGCTTACAGCAAGTGCTTGCTAGTGAAGGGCAATACTGTCATTGGCTTTGATAAGAAGGAAAGCGGCATGAAGACGCTTCGCAAGCCCGTTGAACAGATTAAAGCTATCATGGGTAGTAAGCCTGCTGCTCGTAAGTATTTCAGTGAGATTAAGGCTGTTGAGGCTGTCCCGAATGGTCGCTTCAATATTGACATGATTATCCTTAAAGCATTTTAATGAGTAGATTAGTTCTGTTTGGATGCTCGTTGACATATGGGGAAGGGCTACCAGATTGCGTTACAGCAGCCGGTAGCCCTGGTTCTTCTCCTAGCAAAATGGTATGGGGCGAATTATTGGGAGAGCGGCTGGCCCTCCCTGTAGTAAATTGTTCGCTACCGGGTGCATCCAATCAACTGATATTAGATAGGATTTTAAACTTTGAATTTGAGAATGAAGATAGAGTAATCGTACTTTGGTCCTTTTTTACTAGAGGTATGCTCTATCTCAAAGATGAAATGTGTAACATAGGTCCGTGGCAACAAACCGATATCGCCAAACGGTATTATGAATTACATGATGACAATGACCTATATATGACAAGTTTACACGCCATACATCATGCAGGTTGTTATCTCAAAGATAAAAAAATAACAACAACTCACTTTGGTTTAGCCAAATATGGAACTGATAATCCTATAGCAATAACCGGAAAAGAACCAAAGTGGTTTACGACTAACGTAAACTTACTTAACCTCTTTTCGTTTTATCTAGATATCTGTTCCGGATTTCACCCGGGACCCAAAAGTCAATACAAAATATGTGATTATATAGAAAAGGTAATTATAAATGAACAACATTGATCTAAACAAGTACGCAGATTTCGTCCTTTCTGTATGCAGTGACCAAAGTAAGGACCTAACTGCACTCATTGAACACCTCAAGGAGCTTGATGCTAACACCAATGTCAATCTTGCATTGCTAATGACTGCAAGCACTGGTCTTGGTAGCGAAGGCGGAGAGTTTCAGGAGATTGTGAAGAAGATTCTCTTCCAGGGTAAGCCCCTCAATGAAGAAAACATCTTCCATATGAAGCGTGAACTCGGTGACATTGCGTGGTACTGGGCTAACGCTTGTAACGCACTTGGACTTGACCCTAACGATGTTATTGCTGAAAACGTACACAAGCTGGAAGACCGCTATCCAGGCGGCAAGTTTGATGCACACTACAGCGAGAACCGTCAAGAAGGCGATTTATGAAGCCTGATGACACCGATAGTAAGATTGTTAAATTGCACAAACGTACTTTAGCAAATCTTAAGCTAAAACTCAAAGGTTCAACATCTCCTGACATTAATGTTTTAGTAAAACGTGACATTGAAGAACTAGAAAAGAAAATCAAACGCATCATTGAGGCTGAAAAATTGCAGCAGTAAATGACGTTAGAACTACTGACATGATTGTTTCCTGATAAATAAGATTAACAGGAAACAATTATGGCAGCAGATTTACTAGCAACACCAACTAACCTTGACTTAACCCAACTTAAGGAAGGTCTCTTTGATAATCTTCGTCTACGTTTGGGCGGAGATATTATTGATCTTGAATTAGATCCGGATCACTATGAAGCTGCCTATAACTATACTATCAAGTTGTATAGACAGA